CAACTGACTCACCAGCCAGCATGCCCATTCGTGCCTCGCGAAGAAATGCCTGCTGTGTCCGCTGACTCTGGCCCTTCCACCACTCACCCTGAGTTGCACCTTGTATTAAAGTGTTCTTGGAAATCTGTCTTGCCTGCTCAGGAGATATAGTAGTTGACAGGGCTTCTACATTTAACGGAGAGTTTGTTATCTTCTTTGTATGCTCTGATTCTGTATGTGCAAGATCTGCGAATAGAACATCATGATCAGCAGCAGCTTTATCATATAATGACTTGATAGTGGCGTCAGCCTGTTTCTTGAGTGCCCGAAGTTTACGCTGCTTAAACGTAGGCTTGTCGATCCCTGATTGAAGAATCTGCTGCTCCAGCTCATCGGATAAATCTGTGAAATGAACCACGAGCTCTTTTTGTGTTTGCTTACTGAAATGAGCAAGGTTCAAAGCATGAGATATAAAATCATCGCGTACTTCGTCTACCGGCATTAAGGCCTCATGGATAATGTTTGTGAATTTACCATATTAATTTGAGTGCATCGCTCTACCTTGTTTCAACGCCTTCTTTAACGCCCGCTTTCTACCAGCAGGGGATTTATAGTAATACTTTGCCCCTGACTTACCATACTTAATANATCTTCCTTTCTTATCACTACCATATATCGCAGGCATACATTTACCCCTCTTATCTGCCAGCACTATGTACTTTAGCAAGGACTGATAGTATTAGGCTGAATCTTATCATAAGTAATGGCGCCAGCCTGAATCTTAGCGACAGTAATGGTGCCAGGAGTAACAATCTCATCTGAGAATCGAGGATGCTTCAATGACTCATGCACCCCAAGAACGTCCTTGGATTCCTCAAGATGTGGGATAGGCTGAGTATAATCCACAGCATTATCACCGAACAGATTTTTTAACCACTTAATCATTTTTGATTAATGGCCTTCTCTATATCCTTGACCTGCTTCTGCATAATTTTGGTAGCCAAAGCCTTGCGTTTGCCATCCCGCTTTATCTCAGCGGCCAGCATTAAAGTTCTGGCATCATTATCCGCTCGATACCGAGCATCAGTACCCTCTCGTGGTATCCTAGCATTGCTTGTCTTTGTAGTAGTTTTCTTCGTTACCTTGCGTGTAGAAACTTTCTTCTTTGCCATAGTTTTATCCTCGTATTATTACCCTTTAAATTATATATATATACGCCTAGTCAAGTATATCAAGAAGATCGTCAAATACAACCGGAATCCTCAACAAGGCATCGGCAAGTATCCTTTTTGCTATATCCCTCATTTGTGGATGTGCTTTAAGTGTTGTTCGAAGCTCAAAGAAATGCCGCCACTCACGAATATTACCTGCCACCACTATTTCAGTCTTCAGTGAGTTTGGCAAAACAACCCTTGCCTTTTGAGGTGGCCACCCCAAATGAAGCAGCTCTTTATAAGATGTTTCTGCGTGCTCCATTAACTCATACCAACAACTGTCAGCAATGTCATCTTCACCAAACCATAAAAGGTACAATAAAACTCAATGCCGCCTGAGTAATTGCAGTAACGAGTTGATTCTTGGGCAAAAGAGAATAATCGATGCCTGACAAGCTCATGGGTTACCCCTCTATCAGTTATGATCCTGTACTGCATCCACGCGAACTCCAGCATTGCGTGGTGACTTATTCTTAATAAGCCTTTCGATGATCTCATTGGCAGATCCCTCTTCTATCTTGCCCTCAGACTTGTAACATGTCCTCGCGGCTTTCTCAATAGTATCAATACCACCCCCCAAATATTCAAACTTGATATACTGTTCCGTTAGTTTCACAGGTCACCCATCAATCTAAACGTTCTTGCCTTTTCCGTAAATGTTGGAAACTCAACTTCTATAATATCTATACCCCATTTAAGAGCTTGCGCTTCAAGAAGTTCCTTGACGTGCTCCAAAATTTCCTCAGGATCAGGGCACACGCACTCACAAATAGCTTTCCTCATGGCCTTACCAACCATAGCCTGAGTATAATTGCTAAGCGAGTCGTCATAATCTAGTACCTCAAGCAGCGCCCTGTATACATCCACGATCTCATATCGCAAAGCCACCTCAACTGCATATCCATGTATGATCTGCGAAGGAAGATCCACGGTTTGGTCTTTAACATCTGCCTTCCTCACTTTGTCCCTGATCCACAATCGCCAATAAAATCCCGGGCCTAACTTCCTATAAAAGTGGCCCCATTTCAAATGAACAGCAGCTTCATCTTCTTCAACTATTACATAGGGCGGAAGATTGCAAATAAACTCAAGGAGCCGTGCCCAAAAACTCATTCTTCCACATCTCCTATGATACACTGAATCTTTCGAGTCAGTCGTTCCCATTCCTCATATATCTTTGGTTTATGTACCGCGAGCTAGCTAACCATACAAGACGATGAGTAAGTAGATGGGTTGCTTCATGCTTTGCACACTCATCCACATTTAATTTCTCATAAGCATCTTTTGATAGCCGAGTATTAAAATTTACCGAGGCAACTTTATTATCCTCATCTATGTAGATTTCAGCATACACTTCATCAAGAGGTACATGCCAAAAATCCACACGGAACTCGGTCAATCCGAACAAAAGCAATTGGTACTTTCTAAATACCTCACAAAACCTATTAAACTGTGCTTTGGTTACCTTGCGCATTTGCATTTGCATTTTGGCCCTCTACTGTATTTTCCGGAGTCTGAGGTGTACCCAGGCCGGCAAAGTCGCCACTCTCAATCCTGTCTTTTTCGTCTTCCTCACTTACCCCTGGTGGAATGACCTCACCTTTCTTGAGATTGTAGAAGAAGGTGTTCCAGCTAATGGCTGAAGATTGCAACGCCTGCATAAGACTCACCAGCATTTGTGGAGAAATAGAAATAACGTTATAGTCACGATTAAGAGACATGGTGATCTTTTCCAGATCGCCAATATCAGCCTCCCATAACTTGATCATACGGAGTACATTTTGAAGGCCACGCTCGACAATTCCAGCGATAGAGCCTAGTATGCAGGCTTCCCCTGAGTGACGAAGTTTAACTGTCTCAGCAGCTTCTGCATCAAGTGTCTGCTGTTCAAGCAAGCGAGCGCCCAAGACTGCCATAAGTTTCTCTTTCTCAGTCATCTGCTCACGGATAGACTTTAACCCGGCTCCGGTAAATTCAAGGTAACCAGCTCTTGCCTGAGGATCATCTGTCGTCCATGCGACCTCTGACCCAATTTTCCATATCTGATTCGCTGGGAATCCAGCCATCCAAGCAGTTGGTAACGCTGTAAAATGAAGCCCATGCTCAAGATCAGCGCTGTTTCTGTAGTGGCTCATGTTGATATTGACAAGATCGAGTATAGGGCTCTTCTGATCATCAGCTTCAATAATTTCGAATGGAATTCTATCAGGAGAACGACCGCCCCTCATTGTTGGATAGATGGTCTCATACACTTTCCATCCAGATTCAGCTTTTTTAGTAGCATCTTCAACCTCACGCCAAACTTCTTGGTAATACACAAGGCCTGTCTCACCAGGAGACGGTGGCAACGGGATATTACCCTCTTCATCAATCTGTTGTGGGTTACCAAGATTCAACGTCCTATACTGTGTCTTCATATCAACTTTAAAAGGGTCATCATAATCAACTTCTTCATACTGTTCTTTTAGGACCACTAAGGTCAAGAGCTGTTTGCCGTTAATTTCTGACCATCGCCAGTTGATAATATTCTCAGCAGTGTACATAGCCACATAAGGATCTTCTGAGTCAATAGCCGCATCCACAAGCATCCCAACTTTACCGATGCCAATAGATTCCTCCGTTGTCAATTTGGCTAAATCATCCATATTACTACCATCCTTAGAAATGGTCTCAAGAGTTGGGTCATCGTCCTTTACGCCCTCATACTTTATCGGCTTGCCCATGACCGAGCCGGCCAGACCTTTGGTAGTCCTGTACGATGCAGTGAAGAACGATGCTCTCATGAGATAAGCGGTGTATGAGGAAGACTCCTGACCTGATAATTTTGGAAGATACACAATACTCCCTGCCTTGACAGCATCTTCACCCTCAAGGGCTACCCGGCATTTCTTCCACATTGCAATATTATCGTCATATTCTGGGTGAGTATCGAATACTGGCATTGTACTGTCTCCTAAATTTCTACGTTATCTGACTAATACCTCACCCAAAGATAACCTAATCAGGCAAATCTTGCAAGACCTGCTTCTTTGTCCTGAGCCCTATGTAGCACTCAAATATGTTTCTGACGATTGTCTTCCCACGTTTTCCGAAAATTCCGTGGGGCATAACGTCAATAAGCTTTCGTAAGATTACATACTTTGCCTCAGCCTGGTCATATGGATCATCTGGGTGCTGAGAAGATCGCAAAGTATATAGATAAGGCTCGCCCTGCATATCCGGACGACGTATATCAATACAAGCCACATGGCTAATAGTAAAAATGGTCTTCCTCTTCTTCTTGACAGTAAGCTTGCGCTTTCGTAGCGCCTTAATAATATTTACCGTGTATGTCCATCCTGTCTCTGGATCTCTAATAAACATGTTCTTTCCTTTCCTAAGCGCCTATCAATCGAGTCTGCCTTGCAAAATCACTGTCCACAGGAAACATATAAGTCACCGGATACCTAAAAGCATCAAGCAAGTGACTCATTTTTTCTTGCTTCCGCATCAACTCATAACTATACTGAAGAAGGTACCCTCTCAATTTTTTACACTCAGGTGAGATTGTGAGAGTCCGCACACCTTGCTTTGGCTTAAGCTTCCCATTAACTGCATTATACGAATCTCGTCGCTTCGGATTGCTCGCTTTGGCTTCCACCGTATAGCCCGCTCGACGGATGTAATAAAAGTCAGTTTTCCCACCGGGAGCGGAACTCTTACGAGCTGATCCAGTGGCATCTGGATAAACACATTCGATCTTATCTCCAAAATCATCGCGTAAAACCTCACAAGCAAACTCTGTATCTGCATTGGGCAATTCATACTCTTTTATAAAATGCATATGAGCACCCGCACGCCAGAACACTGTCATAGCCATCGGATTGACATTAAAATCCATACCTGCACCAAGAATAGCGCCTGACGGAAGAGGTAGATCTTGCACATGAATCATCCGGTCGAATGGATAAAATACCATCCCCTCAGATAAATTAACAAAGCCTCCATCGACGTATGCCGCAGCTGCCTTCTCTGTATAAGCCTCCTCTAACCGGCCAACGTAACCTTCTTGCAGTACAAGATTAGCCCGAGTGCTTGCCTGAATATACCCAAGATCGAAATTTTCCTTATCCTCCCCTTCACAAATCTCATACCCCCAATTAAGCTGTTCCGGTGTACCCGTCAAAGTAATCTCGCTATGCTGTGCCTCTGGGTGCCTAACCCTTGCCAACATTTGCATGAACACTTCACGATCTTGGATAAAGGGTTCGTCGATCCACGCTGAAGCCAAATTGGGACCTCTAAGGGAAAGAGGATTGTCCCCTGAATAAATAAGTATTCGTGCATTTCTTCCACGATACCGGATAGTAAATTCATGCGCTGTTTGATGATATTTCCACCAAAAGTTTTGCCTACCATACACAGTCTGTTTACCATTTAACATCTCTGATATGGTCAAGATGCTTGTTTCCCTGGCTAGATGATACGTTGGGCTAACTACTGCAACAGGAGAAGGCGCGTTCTGTAGAGCCATTGAGATCGTTCTTTTACTGCCAATATTGGTCTTGCCACACCCATAACCTCCAACCAGCACTTTAATGAAATTAGGAAGATCCCACCATTCACGCTGGTGTGCCCACATCCCACCTCTCTGCGGTTCATTATTCGCATTAAGGATAGGATTCTGTTTACGCCAAAAATCACCCCCCTGCTTAAACTTCGACGGTCGTTTGACTGCTGTCGAACATGCACGGAAAACAGTGCTCATAAGCTCCATGCTCCACATTTAATAATGTGTGCCCCTCATCTATTCTTTTAGAAGCATCTTGTGGGATGGTAAATCCAAGTTTCTCAAAACCCACGGGACAATACCTAGAAGGAAAATCGTGATCTACGCAGGCTTGGGGTCGATTAGCATAACACCCACAAAAGTAGAAAGTTCCCATGTGTATTACGTCTGGACAAGGCTCTGGATTACTCTTTGGAGACATTCGCAGACAACAATCACCACAGTGTAGACACTCCATTTTTTTTTACATCCTCTTCCACGAGTACCTTAATCGTCTTATGACCCGGCGATGATACACCACATCCCTTTCCGTTTGAGAACACACCCGCTCGGATGTAAGAGGCCTATTCCACAGCAATCTCATTACTCTGCGTTCCCGGCCTTGGGCACTCATTATCCAGTAGTATTTGTAAATGGGGCAGAACATTATGCGAATAATTATTATTTTATCATCTAATAAGGACCTATGTCAATTATAAAAAATAAGGGCGCCCCAACAAGGGACGCCCAGCCCTAAAAGGACAAACGATGATTCTTAGATATTATCCATGAGACGCCTAAGCAACTCACGATTAACTTCCTGATCTTGAATGGCATCATCCAAAGTATCTTGATCGGTCACAGCATTGACCGCATCATTAATCAAGGCAACAAGAATATCTGGGTCGAGTGCATCAAGTTCCCAACACTCAGTTGTACCTGCGTCAGCACAGTACCTTTCATACCTTGAATCAGTCTGCTTGGCAGGGTCAGAAGGTGGATTGTACTGCTTCACTTGCTCCATAGTCAGAGCTATACGATCAACCTCAGCATAGCAACCGAACATGTCTAACCTGTCCTGGATGTCCCTGGTCATATCCACACCACTGGGATCATGGTCACCTAGATAAAACACAATTGCCCGATCATTCGGCTTGCTTCTTATCCGCTTGGCCGCCTCATGCATTGCTGTCTGACTTGAGTAGCCACGGCATGCAAACCAGGCACAGTCAAGTTTTTGACAAGCACGTTCCAAGACACCCAACAAGGCATCTTTCTCAACCCACACCTCTACATATACCTTCTGTGTTGCCCTACTGTCCTCACGATATTGGTCAACACAAACTTGCAGAATATCGGCGGGTCCTTGCCAATGGCTATTCTGATTTATCTTCCTGGTTCTGTCTTCAAAAGCATCCCAGTCAATGAGCCCGGCCAAGCGGGCCTCGCTGGTAGTGGTGCTCAACAAATTGTAATTCGGCTCAGCATTTTTTGTGCCCTCAGGATCCTTAACCCACCTGGTACCTGTCCAACTGTACTTTCTCGAATCAGGGAATAAATTCCTGGCCACGAACTGATAGTAGAGCTGCCGAATGGTCAGCTTCCACCCCTGGGCAAGGTACTGACTAACTATCTGATCAGTATTATAGATCACGTGAAGCTTATCCGCTCTGAATGTCTTTTCTTTATAGCAACATTTTATCGTCTTTGTCCTTTCCTTTCAAAGTACCTATACGGTTTTTGCCCTTGACATTCCTGCTCTGACTTTTAGTCATAGCTTATCATCTTAGCTTCTTCAGCTATACTCTCAAGCTCTGATTTGGCCTGTTCCAGCGCTTCTGGTCCTTGGTCATCGTCAACATCTTCAGCGAGATCAATATCATCGATCCTAATCATGAGTTCATCCAAGGCATCTGCCATATCCTGACATGACTCAGCCCTCTCACTCAGCATCTCGCCTGTCTCAGAACACTGTAACTGCTCAGGCATGTTATCTAGCTTATCTTCCTGCTCCTGACTCAATGTCTCAAGAGCATGCTTTACATCTTCAATATCATCTCTGAGATCACACTTAGCATCCATGATCGAATCTCTATCAACTTCAATATCAAGAGTCAGATCTTCCAAGGTTTCGCAGTACTCATACACCTGACTCAAGAATTCTGACTGAGTGAGCTGGCTTTGACGAGGAGGTGTAGCACTGTAGTTTTTACCCCCAAATCTAAACTCCCACCAGTAATATGATTCGCCCTTCTTACAGACAGGATTATCCTTGCGTGCCTTTTTAACAAAATGTGCTCGTGCCATCGTCTTGTCCTTTCCAATCGAGTTGTCATATTGTTTTGTTTATCATTTATATATAATATAACATTTATCTCGGGTACTGTCAACAACAAAATTAGAAAAAATGTGAAAATTGTTAAAAAATATGGGATGCCAAGCCCCGGAGAATCTTAGATCACTAGATCAAACCAGGAACCTTTACTGCCCCATAATCCCATCCCTTATATACCTAGCCGGGCTCACCCCGGCTCGGGTAAGCAATCCCACCGGGTTTCATACACCTGCTCAACAGTCGTCCAAGTCCGTTCTTCATCTTGCCAGTTTGACCCATTTAGAAATTTTAGCAATTTGGCTTCACAGACATAGACGATAAATTCAGTTGCCTCGCATCCGCTTCTATACATCACTTGACAACTCCTAGGACCTAATTTAGTAACACACGATATATAGGATGTGTTAATCCAAATCTCATCACTAGTTTCAAATTGAATCCTACCGCTTGAAGTTACCTGCTTATGGACATGCTTTATCTTAAAAATCATATGACCCGAAGGGGGAATCTTTTACTTTTCTGTACCCAATGTCGAATATCTTTCGACATACCATGTTGAATAGCGGGGAAGGGACTCGAACCCTTAACCTCTGGCTCATGAAGCCAGCATGCTGCCAATTGCACTACCCCGCATTAATCTGATAGTTGCCTTTACTCAGGAATTGGAAAATCAGGGCACTCAAAGACCGGAGTAACTAATTGGAGTTGACGGCATAGTGCGTAAAGCAAAGCAGCCATCCTACAGTTGTCTTCCTGGCCAGGCTTAAACTTCGGACACTTGTAGCACAGGCAATACTCACGATGCTTACCTTTAAGATCTGCCCTCACTGCTACAGAGACCCCGTCATGGTGAATATAATCAATGTAATTTGATTTTGACATAAGCTTGATCCTGTACCTTTAAAAACTAGCAGGAGTGAATACCCATGGCAACCACTCCTACTACTTTATATAGAAACTGTCTTCATGTGAGATCAATCTTAAAATGGAAAGAGCAGATCAATCTGGCCAAAGACGCCTGTCATATCATTCGTTTTAGTGACTCCCATCTGTGGAATCTTTATATCCGTCCTGCCCATATCACGCCGGTATCCCACTCCAATACGAATCTTTGGCGTCTCTAAGTCCACAAAAGGTATAGGCCCTTCATAACGGCCGGCCACTTCAAGCAACCAGGTTGATTGCATATCAATATCCAAAGTACGAAAAGCGGCTCCTCTTTGTAGTTCAACTTCACTTGCCGAGTGAATGAACATATAAGTCGGGCCTGCTGACACCGTCCAATCGGCCACCTTAAATGCTCGCTTAATTAAGCTTTCTTTACCACTCAAGGTAAGCGGCTTGAAGGGCTTTCCAGAAGTAAAACGATACACGGCTTGTATACCAAGAGGGAACACCGCATTTTGTCCAATGACCCTTCCCCGGATTGGCCCATTGTAATATGACCTATCATTTGTCTGCCAAAGCTCATATCCTGCGGAAAGTCCTATGCCCCAATGCTCACCAAACCAATCGCGATACTGAAAGTTTATCCCACCGGAATGAGTATGGAACTCATGTTTCCGCGGGATAATACCCCTGAGGCCGAAGCTGAAATCTTCATCGGCGGTATAACGTGTCCCAGTGTACACCTCTTTTCCAAACGTTGCCCCACTCAACAAGAGCAGGCTCATCACTGCCAGTACTACTGTCTTTCCCATTTCACTGTCTCCTAAAATTAGTTTCTACTTATCTGCTTTGTTACATTAAATAATATATACGGTTTATCCGATCAATCAAAAGAATTCGAATAAGATTGCTGTAGTTATACATCTTTTTGTGGCTGCCAGAGGGATAAGCCACTCGAGGTTGTGGATACACTCATCCCAACAAACAGCAAGGTGACTAAGCTTGATCAAAACTAACTTTTCCCCTGAGTCAGCTATATGGTACCGCTTAATAAACATCTCATCCAAAGTAATCCTCGTCTTGAATATAGTACAAGAGTATTCCTCATTATTGACTGTGACTTGTGCAAACTTAATCCATCTCTTAATGTCAAGCCCGGTTTCCTCTAAGCACTCTCGCTGCATTGCTTCTATAGAACTTTCACCCTTTTCTATTTTTCCTCCTATGCCATTGAGCAGGCCCTCTTGCCACTTAGGTTTAGTTTTCCGAATAAGCAATGCGTGTGTCCCCTCAATATTCAGTATGATACCTACAACGTAACGCTTCATTCTTCTTTCTCCCATACATTCGATGGCTAAATATACAAGTTGTTAGACACAGTGGTACGAAACCCCATGTTAGCATAATCAGTAAATACCAGAGTTCCATCTTCCTGGATACAGAAACCAAACTGAGGTTTCCCATCCTTCTCAATGATTATTTGCCTCACTTCTCCGACCACGGTAGTCTCAGTTGCATATTCACCCAATCCATTAGTAGGGTTTATTACGATATCTGGTTTATCAAAACAAGCGACTTGTACTTCAAGCTTTCTCATAATCAGATCCAATCAATATACATACCGTAACATTTAGTTATCGGAAATGCGGCCGCTTTAGGATATCTAGCTCTCTTTAGCTTTACCCTCTTCCCATTTACTGGCTTCATAGACGCTCGCAAACGAGTACGAATAGTAAGTAAGCTGTCTGTCATCTCTACCATGAGCAAGATCTTGCGCTCGAGGTTGTGGATCTTTTCCAGAGTTACTTTAATCTCATCCAGGTTCATATTATAAACTCATCTACCTGCTGATTCAAATCCCTAAGTTCACCTGAGATCTGCGCCAGGCTATCAGTAAGAAGTTTTGCATTATTCCGTTGATCTATCCTGTACCCTCTGAGTTCTTTTTTTATCTGACACAAAGCTACAAAAATTCCAAACCCTATTATACTAAGTACCCATTCCATCTATACCCTTTCTAACTTGTTCATTTATGAACATAAAGGGAGCATTCCTCCACTCAAGTAAACGCAAAGTTACCTGTGGACGAGGATTTTCTTTTCCCCCACAATATACTACCAATGAATCTGCCTCATAAGATCCGTCTGTGATATCTACATTCTCACAATGCCTCACAACAGTTTGCCCATCACCCAAAATATTCCCTCCGCAATCAGGACAAGTTATTTCTTGGTATTTATCCATTACTTCTCAATCTCCGCCAGTGCCTCATTATCTTCCCTTATAATGAACTCTATGCCATTTGGACCGAGAATTTCTTCCCCCTGAGTATTTACTTGACTTTTTATATCAGACCTCTGAATACTTTTAATAAGATCATCCATNCCTTTGTTAATTGCCTTTTTGAATCTTGCCATTCTGATCTGTTGCCCTGTTTGTTTATCATTCTTCCTAGATTTCCACTTGTATTGCATTTATCTCTTCCACGTCTTTACTTAAGATAAAACTCCAAGTGCTTGTATTTATGTATACGGATCTTGCCTGCTTTGTTCAGTGAGGTATAATTTTATCTGAGTTGAGTTGCCGCTATCAAGATGATTATCAAGATCGTGGTGCCTATGATCAATATAGGATCATCCCAGGGGTGTTCGAGTTTTTCTTTCCACTGTTGTAGTATGCGATTAAGATCCATCATCTTTTATCCTACCATATGTATTAGATAATTGATTAGTTGACAAGTTAATGCGCCTGTTAGTGCTGCGTAGATTATCTGTCTTCTTTTCCTCGCTTCGTCTGTACAGATCGCTCTAACCAAAAGATAAAGTTTGTCATACTCACCATAAAGACGATCAAGATGATGGCTTGGTGGGTATTGCCTGAGCAAGGTTCTACAGTGACGTATTGTGCGTAGGCACTTTCTTACATGGCCTGGATATAAAGCTTGTTCGATTGCTTCTACCATTGCCTTCATCGATAACCTACAGGAATCTTTCATCTGGATCATACTGCTCATCATTGCCGCCAGCAGTTTCTTGTCTTCCATATGTTCGTCTGTCTCTTCGTTCAAGTATGGCCATTTCTTTATACCAGTTTCTGTTGCATGGGTCGTGCAATCTGTCTACCCTTGTTAATCTATACGTAGCGAGTGCTTTTCTGAATCGTTGAACGAATTCACGTGCCCCTGATTCTTTACCCTCATTAATGTGCTTTTTCGCCTTTTCGCAGCCAGTAGTAATAGGTACTTGATGCAATACCAAGGAAATCACATGCAGCATCTGCTGGTAGTCCTCGCATTATGAGTTCGCAGAAGCTATTAACAAGAGATAATGTAAGACGAACTTCCCCATTTATTGTTATACCAGGGACATCAACTAGCAACCTTTTTCTTTCCATAGTTAGGCATTATATATACCTAATTGAAAAATTACAAGTATTTTTTGAAAAATGTCACTCTTCTTAGGACCCACTCAAGGATGTGCCGCTCTGCCTTTATATGGGCAATTGATGA